CATCTTTCAACCTAGGAAATAAACTAGGAGTCTAAGGCAATATATCAGATATACCTAAAGCATCAGCAAAATACTATTCCATCTACCTCTACGGACTATTAAGCTACATCAGACTTGTTAGAGACGGTAAACGTAAGCGCAAACTAAAAGGGGATGTTGGATCTCCATATACATCTATACCTCTATTCAGATCTTCTTGCCTTACTTCCTAAAAATCTTTAAGTCTAGGTGTAGCGTTAGGAGCATCTGCTCCACTCCAAGATGATATAGATTCTGGTGTAGTATTGTTTAATGGATATATAGTCTTAGTTGGTTGTTCTGGTTTCCACGTTGAATCATATTTAGGTTGTTCTCCATATGCACTGAGTGGAATAATCATCTTCTTTCCGCCGTCTGTTCTAAGTACGGATATTTTTCCTCCGAGATACGGATCACCATAAAGCATACGTTGTTCCTCTAATCTTCTAGGCCTCAATCCTGGATTTTTTGGATCATTCATACCAGCATTAACTTGGTTTATTGCGCCAGTATAATCTCCAGCTTTCCACAGCTTCATAAATTGTGTGTCATCTTTAAACCCACCTGGATAATTAAAGTGGTAAGACGTAAAGGCTGCTTTTGCATCGCTCGATAAAGCATCCCACTGATCATGTCCCAAAGTATCTCTTAGAATATTCTATCTAGTCTATACCTCTTTTAATAGACGTGCATCAGCTTCAGTTTGCGATATTTTACCCTTTCGTATAAGCGCAGGATCAGTAAAGCCGTATCCTATAGTTCTTATTCCATTGCCATCAAGATATACCTTACTTCTAAAACCTTCATATTTTTTTATAAGAGCTAGCGCTTTCTTTTGTTCTTTAGTCATACACGATCTATTCTATTGCTAAGAAGATTAGCAACGACGTTAGTGATAAAGTCATCACCTCCGTCGTGCTAAACATATCTTAGTATAAGTTTTAACAAATAGTTATTCTCTCTAGTAAGCTATAGAAGCTCTTGTTCTTCAGCGTACGTCATTTCTCACCAGCTACTTTATTACGAATAGCTGCTCTGGCCTTTACTTTCTCACGTTCTAATGCTGCATCATCCTTCTATTTCTGCAGCTTCATCTCGTGATCCATACGCTGCTTTTCGAGATCAATCTTCTTATCTTCTATCTCCTTCTTCTGACGTGCTTCGTAACGCTTAGTATACTCATCAGATGCAATCTTACGCTGCTGTGTAGCGTCCTTAGCTATCTCCATAGGATCAGGTATACCATTATTATTAGCATCCTTCTCTTCTGTACCACGATATGCGCTAATCTCAGCCACTGCAATCTTAGTCTGATTATCTGCGTCAATACGATAACGCTCAAGCTCCATTTTAGCTTCCTCAAGCATAAGCTGTTGCTGTTGCTGTTCATTCTGCATCTGCTGTAACTGTACAGCCTGCTCACGCTCAGCTTCTTGCTGTTGCTGCATAGCCTGCTCCTGACGCTCTTGCATCTCCTTAAGCTTCTGCTTAATGATGTTGAAGTTGTCATTTGTAAGTACCTCAGCGGCCTCTAAGAGGCTGGCTCCATTCTGCATAGCCGGCTGAATAAGCTGCTGCAACTTCTAAATGTTCTCCATGTCTTTAGAAGTGTCGCTTACAAACACATCCATATCCTCATAGAAGAACTTATCTTGTATATCAATATAAGCACGTTCTCCATTATCGAAGATATAACTAAGCTTGCTCTTACCTGTCTATGACCAGGCACCCTTAGCGGTGTCTAATAGCATATTGAGTGCATGTTTCTTACATTGATTATGCACCCAAAATAAAGGCTCGGTAATGTGAGATGACTGTACAACAGATCTCTCTACATTTCCTACAAGTTCATTAGATGAAATTGCGCCTTCTCTCTGTTCTGTAATACCAGATATTGTACCAGCTAACATCTCGATCTTGTCCATCAACTGAATATATTCAGCTATTACATTCGACATCGTAAGATCGAGAGAAGTGATTTGATTAAACGTAGCAGGCTTTCCGCCTTCTCTACCTGGTACATTCCAGCCTTCTTCGTAAGGATTAATAAAGTTAACACCTACAGATGATAAGTAATGCATCCATCTGTCTGGTGTGATATTCATAGACTTAGGTATCTGAGTAATATCCATATTAACAACCTTACCCTTATCTCTAGCAATAGCTAGTTCAAGTCTATACCAGAGTACAATATACATGTACTGTAAAGGTTTAAGGATACTTACAAGGCTCCTAGGCTTACTGTTAGTATTACTATAAATAGCTCCTGTGTATGGGAGTTTCTGACTGTTAGGATTATCCAGGCTAACATGCTGATACTCTAATGGTTGTATACCAAAGTATAGATCAGAACCAGCTCTGTAGCCTTCCCATACTTCTATAATCCAGTCTGCTGTTACTTCTATTTCATCTCCTGTCTTCTTATAAGACTCATCGGCTATCTCAACCTGTGGAGTGCCTGTCTCGTCCATATAAGTAACATAGAATATCTTTTTGAAAGACTTCCAACAGCAGTGCCACACATTTATACTATGTCTACTCTTCTGATCGAACAGAGGGTTGTCATAGATGTGCATTTTAATACCACCAAAGTTATCTACAGGATCTTTATCTCCCATATCGTTTGATGGTCTACCAGTAAGCATCTCGTTAAGCTTGTTCAGATCTTTCTCTGTAAGCTTATCATAATATCTATCGTAAATCTCTGCTACTGGCATACGCATACGTCTGCAGCACCATGAAGCATCTTCTATGAACTCCAAATCTGGTGACTGATCGTATGCAAAGAACATTGGATTTACACGCTCGAGATAAGGCTCATCATTAAGAACCCCAACATAGTATATTTCAGTACCTGCGATAAGAGCATCTTTCCAACCTTTAATAAATTCATTGTCTAAATTAAGTTTTTCTCTCAAGTATGTGAGAGTGTGGTATGCTGTGTTCTCTACAACGTCTTTATAATCCTTCGACATATATTTAGCAATAGCCTCTGGGGGCATTACCTCTCCAGACTGTAACTACTGCTGGAACTACATTGCTTCCTCTTCGCTCATTCTAGAAGTAATCTATGCCATGATGTACTACATAAGCATCTCCTTCTCTTGATCCATGAGCTCTGAAGCAGCTTCTTGCGATGTTCTCACAACCCTGAAGTTCATTGGCCTCTTTGTCTCTTCACCTATAAGGAGGTCCACCTTAGGCCTGATTATATTAAAATCTTGAGGTGTTGCGGGAAACCCGTCTTCAACTTTAAACGGGTTTGTAATTCGCTTAAAGTCCTTTTCATCGAATATTGAATTATAAAGGTTATAGTAGGTCTGTATCTCTCCGAAACGTGTCTTAGACATACCGCCAGACACGACGTTACCCTCACCTATAATATAGTCTACACAACCATGCTGCCACTCCTCTGTCTTCTTCTTCAATGGCAGCTTCTGTTGAGGGAAGCTCGAATTATATAAGTTATCTTCTACTCTAACCATGTTTAAAAACTAAATAGTGGTATATCGTCTTGTGACTATTCCCCATCACTCCAGTAACGTTCGCTGAATAGGGGTAGCTCGAAGAGTTCAACCTGTTTGTTTTGTTCCTTTGCAGCTGCCACTTTTACCTAGTATAGTTCTTCTCTGTATATCATTGTCATACATAGAGCTATCACACGGTCTACGTTCTTCACACCGTCTGTCTATATTAGCTCTTCTAGGAGTGGCTCACTGTATATTCTTTCTAGATTAGGATGACCTGGTTCATATTCTTCCATAAGCCATTCTAGGATTAATCCTTCTCCGTATGCCCTAATCTATTTTGTCATATGGCAGCCTTTACGGCGCTGCACTTTACTATCTTTAAAGATCTCCGTAATAATTTTATCCGGCTAATCCGCTAACAAATAGTCGCAATGCTTATTTGTGAAATACGGATAGATACCCTTACGTTCATTCTCGAATAGCAGTCTAGCATTATAGAACGTGAGTAGTTTTCTCACATTCTCATAATACTCTTCTGCTGTATCTGGGCGACCCGTGTACTCCGCTACGATCACGTCATTCCAAGCTTCTCCTGCTCTAACCCGTTTAAAAATGAACGTCGATCCGAGCGAGTTAGTGAACGACTCGTCATGATCATACGGGTCACAACCGCCAATGTATAATCCGAATGGCGCGTCTGTGACTGGGTACTCCCAGATGACTACTGATCCTCCTGGTTTGTCATCTTTCTTTAATGGGTATTTTGTTATATCACCAGACTTCTTTTCTATAGCTTTTACTTGACCATTGTCCCAAGTAAGGTCAACTATATGCTTCATATTCTAAAGCTTAGTGTTAGTTCTTATCCTAGTTAACTAGTCCATTAAAAGCTTTTTAGGGAATATGTTCTTTCCCAATTCTAAGCACGCTTCTGCTGGTTTCATAGGACGCTCAGATATAAATCTATCTATAGCTTCCTAAGTAGCACCACCTTCACGTACTTTATTTCTTTCTGCTATTAATCTTTCAATTGCATCATCCTTCTTACTGTTGCCATCATCATCCATGTAAAGACCATCTTTACTTTCTAGGTTCCAGTATGAAGGAGAGAAGAATCCACATCTAGTACCTTCAGCATTGTCATCCCACACGTTAGGGAATCCTAGTACATTGAAAGCATCTGGATGATAGAACATGTTCTTCAATCCATCAAATGCTGCTCCTTCTGTACCACCTGTACCAAATGCTATAAGTAAACCGAATGCTACACCATCGTCAGTCTCTACAGCAGGACGTTCAATCTACCATGCTGTTTCGAGTCCGGGGAACTTACCACCCTCCTCAAATAGTACTAGTTTACCACGAGTACCACGAAGACGTTCAGGGTCATTCTTCAAGGTAATACCTGTAATAGCTGATAAGTAACCTTGTTCTGTTTCTTTACCAAATTCATCTTTTACCTTGAAACCTGAAACTCTCTCCATTCGAGTTGCTGTGAGTCTTTGTTTTGACCAGTCCGTATTCTTGTCTACAAAGTCCATAATTTGCCAGGCTTTGGTAAGGATTCCATCTCCTACAAGAAACTTCTGCTCAGACGCTACAGCGAAATTCTTTGATCCGGGTATGAGTTCGTAGTTTCTAACAAGCATGCTAGCCCCTTTAAAGCTATAACCTCTTTGTCTGCATTTAAGGACTGCCATGTGTTTACCTTCTGTTTCCGCTTCTTCTATCGCATTGAAATAATAATAATCACCATCCCAGAAACTGGGGAACTCAAATATACGACTACGCTTAGTACGCTGTTGTCCATAGCGGTCTGTATATTCCTCTTCCACCAGTTTCATAATAGGACAGTAGTTTAAATAGAAATAATGGTATCCTGTAATAGCATCACCATCCTCTGCTACATATCCGTTGAGGCATCTATCTGTCTCTCTGTCCCAATAAGTATTATAGTCTGTTGTTCCTCTAGGAGCTAGTGTATATACACCGTGCTCTTTGAAGAATATAGCAGCCTGGCGAAATTTATCACTGTTAAGTATTTTCTTATTAAAGTCTACCATTATTAATTATATTTAGAGTAACTCCTCTTGTGATGGTTCAGAACTTGAGTCATCTACAAGAGCGTATGAATGCCATGTTGTCAGGTCACCACTCCACATTGTAGCGTGCCAGTTATAAGGAGATACATTAGCACTAGTAATAGAGAATACAGCGATCTTATGTGCATAACGATCATCCATAATCTCTACCTTGAGTTCAGCATCAGCCATGCTAGCAGGAAGATCTGTGTAGTGTACTGTAGAAAGATATACCTTACCTTTTACAGCATCGTCATCTGCGTCAATGGCAGCAATAAGATCACTAAGACTATGCTGATTGTCTATAGGCCATGTACTTGGGAACGGCTGATTTGAAACAATAATCTTATTAATTGTATTAGTTATATTTGTTTCATTAACCTTCAGCTGACCATTAGCATCCTGCTGCACATAACCAGCATCATTGGTAATCTGGCTCATTGCAAGAGCATCTATCTTATCCTCAATCTCCTTAAGGGTATCTCCTGCTGTAGTAGCACCACCTATAACTACATTGATCTTCTGATCAATCAGTGCTGAAACTGCATTAGCATCGAGTAACTCGCCAGAGATGTAGCCCTTAAAAGGGCCACACTCTATTTGCGGGTTTATGTTAATACCAGCACTGTCTTTTGTACGAATGTTGGTTTTACGTTTCATAATCAACCTAATTTAGCTTCAAGAGCAGCAAGTCTAGCTTCAAGCTCGGCATTCTTCTTCTTGAGTTCTACAATCTCTCTAGCAGCAGTTACTGCAGAAGCGATAGATATTGCATCATAATCAAGCGTCAATATGTCATCTTTGTCCTTAACAGCTTCTGGGAAAATTGTTTGCCAATCCTGTGCAATAGTACCAAGTTTCTTTTCTTCGTTGTCTTTAAAGTTAAACGTAACAATTCTGGTATTTGCAATATCCTCAATGTTAGGATTAAGCTCTACGATATTTTCCTTTATACGTTCATCAGAACTTGTGTTCACGCCGTTATGACAGTAGATAGTACCACCAACTGAAAGATCCTGATCAAATGACGCCTCTGGAGCATCAAGCAAACTATCAAATGTTATCGCATGATCTGGAGAGGTTTCATATGTTATAGTACCATATTCACTTCCTCCGTTGAAATCTTTAACGCGTATAGATCTTGTAGATACGTTTCCTGAATGTTGTCCAGATATAACACCTGTTACAGAAATATTTCCAAGTACATCAAGATCTTCTCTTAAAGAAATATTATCAAACTCTGCATCGTTTCCATATAAGAAAGCTTGGATTGCTACATCCTTATTATCATTTGTAGAAATTATAAGGTCTTCGTTTGAATCCAAAGCGAGCGTTGCTTTAAGTTCATTATATGGATTATATATTTTCAATGCGCTGTTCAGCAATATATCGCCTTGACAATCGAAACCACCACTTATAACAACTCTATTCGTATTCTTTCTATATGTGAACGATCCGTCACCGAGTAGTATTGCATTATCTGTGATTTCGACACCATTTGCAGTAAGCCCATCGATAACACGATTTATAAGAACATTTCCAGTAAAGTTTATCTTGCTTGCATCAATTGAGAAATTATTTGCAGTAAAATCAATATTATCTGCACTAATAGTAGCATCTCCAAGTATTGCATTCAATGTAGCAGCACTAATATCTAGCTGGTTTGCAGAAGATATTGCCAGTTTGTGATTTGCGCTTAATACAATCTTATCGGCATCTATAGTATACCCACTGACATTCCAGTTAACTTTATTTGCCTTAATAGTTGCGCTATCAAGAATAGCATTTAGCGTGGCGGCAGCAATTGCAATTTCATCAGCAGATGAAATAGTAAGTTTATGACCTGATGATAATGAAATCTGATCACCCCAAACGTTTACGCTACTTTCAAGTTTACCATTTACTTTCTTAGCACAAGCCTCAAGGCCAGCAAGAGCATTAGTAGCTTTTGTGTTTACAGGACCAACCTGATCACCAACATATGCATACATACCTGCAGTTGTTGTATATTCTGCAAGAGCTGTATTTAATGCAGATGTAGATACAAAACCAGAAGTAGCAATGGCATCATCAATTGCACTTTGTACAAGCGTAGATAAGTTTGCACTAGCTTCGAGACCTTCAGTTTGCAAAGTATCAAGATCGGAACGAAGGGTAGTTACTCTGGTATTAAGGTCACTGATTGCGCTAAGACCTACAGACGTATCATGAGCTGCACTAGCAAGATCTGTCCACGTAGCATTAGCATTAGTGTACAAGTTTAGAGCGGAAGACAACCATCTTATAATCTCAAGTTGTTTATTTTCATCTAGTTCAAAACTAGCGTAACTAGTACTAAGACCTGCAACAGCTGTCTCAAGGTCATCTATCTTTTCGATCTATAAAATCTGTTCAGCTGTAAGTGCAGAACCAGAAGAAGTACCGCCAGAACCACTATTAAGTTCAAGTGCAGATACTCTTGCTGTAATGTTACTTACATCTTGAGTTATTTTACTCCATTTTGCGTTGAGTTTAGTATGAGCCTCATTCTCTTCCCATACACCGATTGTCTGAAGGTATGACTCTACATCTTGCTGACCAAAGTTAGATGTGCTTCCAGATCCAGATGGCCAGTTTTCGCGCATCCAGTCTACATCATCAAGCATCTCTTCTACCTGATCCTGAACTTTTTGATCAAATTGATCAATAAGTCCCTGCAGTCTGCTGATATTTCCGTTTATAAGATTACGAAGTTCGCTATCATCATAAGAAGGACCTGCAGGACCTCTATCACCTGTATCACCCTTATCACCTTTTGCACCAGTATCACCTTTGTCACCCTTATCGCCTTTCGTAAGGCTAACGCTAATAATACCATTTGTTACGTCAATACCATCGCCAACTCTAACAACACCATATGCAGACTTAGAAGCTCTCGCGCTAGCGTCAGTTTTAATAATCTGTTCAACAAGACCATCAAGACCATTGATTCCATCAACACCGTTGTTCATGTTGCTGAAATCAACGCTCATTGTATCACCACTCATCTGAAGTCCAGTACCTACCTTAATACAACCTTTCTTTGTTTTACTAGCGGTAGGAAGATCCTGAGGATCAAGATCAAAGTGATTGTTGACAATATTTTCGATTTTCTGAATGATTTCCTGACCATCAAGAAGATCCTTAAGCTGTTTCTTAAGATCTTCAAGATCAGTTACTCCATACTATACACCACCTTTATATATTGCTTTCTGAGCAGTAGCGAATACTATAGTTCTATAGGTAATCTCACCACTCTGCAACATTGTTATGTAATCACTAAAGGTTAGTGAATCAGCATAATAAAATATCGTATTAATATTATTCATATTTTATAATTTGTATAATTTACCTAGGTATTTCATATCTTCCAATTATACCGCCACCTTTTACTCTACCGGAATCTAATTGTTCAGCCTTAGCTTGTTTCATAGCTATATCTAATGACTTAACAATATTACCTACATCCTTTAATATGCGTGTAACCTTTATAGCAGTGTCTATATCCATAGCTCCTGTAGAATAATCATTTAAGGCAGCTATAAGGCCTTCTGCAGCTGTTTGTGATGCTGAGAGTAACCTAGTACCAGGAGTCTCTTGAAACTCTAGGAACCGTTTCTCTAGCACTTTAACTTCTTCGGTGGGTATATATTTCTCATCTCCAAATATGTCCTTAGCTACGGTAGACGCTCTTGTCTCAAGCGGATACGCTTCGTATGGGGTATTCCACTTGTGTAGCCAAACTACATATTCTATCTCCTTCAACGCTAACGACTTGTCCTTCGCATTGTTGTAGTGATCTTTAAATGGAGGTATTGCCAAGTCGTTAGTGTTGAGAGATATTTTGTCTCCTTTTATATCAAACATACTATTTTATAATCTTAGAGAACATTTTGTACATTCTCTGCACTAGATACCCGATTAGATACGCGGCATCTTCGCTGTCCTCTGGGATATCGTAGTATGAACATATATGAGACTAGACGTGTTTTGCTTCGTGTATTGCGGTATTTACAAATTGACTTATATCGGAAGAAGGGCCTACGCATATAATACTCATCTTGTAATCTGAGTTACTGAATGTAAATCCAGTATTCTCTTTTGTTAATACTTTCAAAGATCTGCGTATATCTCTATGAGAGCACCCTAATTGTTTAAGGGCGTCCTATACTTCTATAAAGTCTTCTTTATGTACTCCATAGTACACTAGCACATTCCAGCCTTTGTTTCCTAATTTTATATACTGTGCGATCATACTTGTGTACTTAGCTTGTTCTCAAGTCTAGCAAGAATGCCCTCTATACGATCCATACGTCCAGAGATGTTGTCTATAGCTTCATCCCTTTCTTGTTCTTTAGCGTATATTGGATTCAACTCTTTAAGTATCTTTTCACAAGCTGATATGTTTGATTTATGTTGCTCAACATTTGCTACAATACTTTTACTATTCTCTAGCATTGATGTGACCTCCTAAATCATACTATCCTTAGATTCACTAAGTACGTAGTCTCCATAAGAATGAATTGTAGCTGTACATGGTACACCAACAAATTCTTTCCTATCATCACCTAACTTCACCGTTACATCTACTGCTGTCTGAAGATTAGCTCCAAAGCTTACAGATGGGTTGTAGTTAGGATATAACGGGTGAGGAGCGCTTATACGTTCAACAAACCCTTGAATAACTTTAGGTTCTTTGCTCTTATCTAATACATAAAGAGCTGCACCTTGTCTTAATCCTGAAAACATAATATTAATAATTTATTGTACATCCCCAGGGGCCGTAGCCCCCAGGTGTACAAATATCATACATATCTACCCATTCTGTTTCTACGCAT